CTATGAAAAAAGAAACTATAAAAACAATTAAAAAAACAGAACCATCTCACTATTTACTTTATTTTGAACAGGATGGTAAGCATTCATATTTTACCCTTGAAGATGGCAAATGGCAATTTAATGGAGAATTACCAGTCAATGAGTCTGCTAAACTTCTTTTTGATCTCTTGGCTAAACATTGCAACGAATTTATTGATTTAGAAAAATATATTGAGTGGGCATTGAAATACAATAAAGATAAGTTAATCAATTAAATAAATAATTATGTCGAATATACAAATAATACAAGGAGATTGTGTAGAAAAAATGAAGGAGTTAGAGGATAACTCTGTTGATACGATAATAACCGATCCGCCTTATGGGTTAGAATTTATGGGAAAAGACTGGGATAAATTGGGTGCTTCAACAAATAAAAGTTCTTATGATGAGGGTGGTATTCCAACCGGTAGAGTAAGATATGGAAAGATTGATAGTTCAAATGGGTTTAAGATACAACAATGGCACGAAAATTGGGCAAAAGAAGCCTTGCGTGTCGCCAAGCCAGGAGCAACCTTAATGTCTTTTGGCGGGACAAGAACTTATCACCGAATGGCTTGTGCGATTGAAGATGCTGGCTGGGTGATTAAGGATTGTATTATGTGGTTATACGGGAGTGGCTTTCCAAAAGCGACTGATATTTCAAAGCAGTTGGATAAAATCATAAAAAGAATTGATTTATTTGAACCTTTTGCAAAACACTTTAAGGAACAAAGAGAAATAAAGAAATTATCCCATAAAGATATTGCCAAGTATTTTCCATCAAAAACTGGTGGGATGACTGGTTGTGTATGGAATTGGGAAAATGCTTATAGTATCCCAACAAAAGAGCAATTTCAGGTTTTGAAAGATTTGTTAGATTTATCAGATAACTTCATTTCTTTAATAGAAAGAGTAGAAGAAGAAAGAGAAATAGTTGGTAAGGATGGCAGAAACGCTAAAGAAAGTAAATTTAATATGGGTATTCAAAAAGAATGGAATTTAACTTACCCCGCCACCCCCGAAGCCAAATTCTGGAACGGCTGGAAATCACACGGATTAAAACCTGCTTATGAGCCGATTATAGTCGCAATGAAAACAAATGAAGGTTCTTACGCTGAAAATGCTTTGAAATGGGGAGTTTCGGGTTTGAATATAGACGGGGGGAGGATAGATATTGCCGAGGGTGACAACAGTGGTTGGAGTGGTAGCAATGCTGTTCCGCCAAGCGGAAGTGCTACAAACGCATTTGGTGTTCATGCATTCAAAGAAGTAAGAAGAATAAAACCAATAGGTCGTTTTCCCGCCAATATAATTTTAGATGAGGAGGCGGGAAAGATGTTAGATGAGCAGAGTGGTATGAGTGCCTCCCGTTTCTTCTATTGTGCTAAAAGTTCAAGGTCTGAAAGGAATATGGGGTGCGAGGGAATACCAATAAAAGACCCAGATAATAGAACCGACATTGGCAAAGGTAGTTATACCGAAAAGGGCATCGCACCACAAAGCAATTCTCACCCCACTGTCAAACCACTCAAACTTATGGAATATCTCTGCCTATTAACCAAGACTCCGACAGGCGGAATAGTCCTTGACCCATTTATGGGCAGTGGCACAACTGGAATGGCTTGTAAAAAGACGGGCAGAGATTTCATTGGAATCGAGAAAGAACCTGAATACATCAAAATAGCCGAAGCAAGAATAAAAAACATTCCTATTGGTTTAATTTAATTATATGATAGAAAAAATGGCTTTATTTTTATCAATTAAATAAATAATTATGTCTTGGTTTTACCCTGTTGAAAAAAAATTAACTAATAATGATTTAGAATCTTATGCTCACGCCTGTTATGATATTATTTGTAGTTTAGGAGGAGATAGTCATTGCAAAATGTATGACCCATTAACGATTGAAGGTAAAACTGCTCATTCTTATGTATTTGATTTAGAAGACGGGGGAAGGCATCATACTTTTAAAAATTTAACACAATTAAAAGAAATGATATTAAAAGAAACAGTAGATAATATTAAAAATTTATTAAATAACTATGGAAACAATAAAAGAACATATTTTATCAATTAGTGATAAGGTTTCATTACCAAGTGGTATTAAGATAGATCATGATTATGCTGTGGCAATGGCAATAAATTGTCCAAAGATAGAGAAGGTATCATTACAACAGAATAATGAATACGCCTATATTTATAAAGCTAAAATAGTTGGCAATGTAGAAATAGAAAAAGATTTAGGTCAATGGATTACGGCTACAAGCAGAAAGTCATTAAGTAAACGTTTTAGGGATAAATGTTTTTTGAAAGGGGCTGAATATGATTCAATAATGTTGTCATTATTAGCTGATGATGATTTATTTGAAAAAGTAGTTGATTTAATTAAGAATAAAATATAAAATATGAATAGAAACTATAAAATTGGTTATGCTTATGAACTAGAGATGATGTATTTATTAGAATTTAATAAATGTTGGTGCATGAGGGTTCCGGCTAGTCATTCATCGATTGACATTGTAGCTGACATTGATAATCAGATGTATGGAATACAGGTTAAAAGCAGAGAGAATAAGAAAGCATTTATGAAAGATAAAAATACCAAAGAAGCAAAATCATGGGTGGTAAAAGCTGTTAGAGATATTTATGATGATGTTCAGGGGGGTAGACTTCCTAAGTGGTGGAATTATGTTGTGGCATTAAGAAGCAGGGCAAGAGGAAGTAGATATAAAGATAAATGGTCATTTATAAATGTTAATGATTATTTTAAATATCAAGATGATGTAAAAAAATATTTTAACTTTAATAAACTTAATGAAGATTTAACGTTAGAAAGTTATAAGAATTATAATAAATAATTTATGTTTATACCTTAGTGGGGATTAATTATAATAATAATTTTAATTTTAAGAGATTAGTATGATTATCAGGTATTGTCCTCAGTGTAATGAGAAATTACTTGAGTGGCAACAAATGGAGGGTAAGGTAGTTATAAGATTACAATGCCCAAGATGCCATGAGATAATTTTACTTACTGAGGAATTGCCTAAATATGAGATTATAAAAAAGAAATAAAAATTTAATTAATTAAGGTTTACGAACCTATTAACCATAATCAAGGGTTTCCGAACTCGTCTATGGGAGATGGGTTCTTTTTATTTAATTTATGGAACAAGAACAAACATTACTTGAACTATGGAAAACAGCCGTCATTGTCGAGCTTGACGACTATTTAATCGATAAATGTAAATGCAGGAAAATACCAGGAATGGAGCAAGATGATATTGCCCAAGAAATTAGACTTCATCTATGGCGAAAGCTAGATAAGTATGATCCCGATAGAGCCAGTATTAAGACCTTTTGTTCAAGGATTATTGACAACAAGCTAGTTGATTTATTTAGGGTTGCCAATAGAAAAGCATTAAATCACACTATTTTTATAGGTGTTAGTGATTTTAATGATGAATTTATTAGTAAAAAATTTAAAAAATAGCTACTTTTGTCGTATATGTATATAAAGGCCAGATAATGGTTTTTAAGGTGATTTCTTTGGGCTAACGGCGGGATGAGTGCTGATAAGGCCTCGTAAAACCAATTAAAATCCCGCCTAAAGGCCCAAATAAGCTTAATTTTTAACATATAAATACTATGGCAGGCTTTACGCTTGAACAGTTAAAATCAAGGGCCTATGATTTACTAGGCATTTTGGAGAAAGTTGGCAACGAACTAAAGGCAGTCAATAACGCTATTGCTACTTTTAAGGAAGAGCCAAAAGAAGAACCAAAAAAGGAAGAAGAAAAAAAGTAAATTTTAAAAATGTCAGAAGAATTAACCACTACTTTGCCAGAAGAGAAACCTCTTAGGGATGAACACGGTAGATTTGTGCCTGGACATCCGGGCAATTCACCTGGTCGTCCAAAGGGGTCAATTACCATTAAGGGCAGGATAAAACAAATTCTAGAAGAAGACCCCAAGAGGTTTGAGGAGTTGTGCAAGTTTTATTTAGATGACAAGAAAATGAGGGATTTGCTTTGGAAGATGATTGACGGAATGCCCAAGGAAGAGCAGCAAGTAGTCGGTGATTTAACAATTAAATGGCAGGACAATGGACCAGCTAATTCAAATACCATACAGCCCAAATCCGAACCAAGCTCAGATACACAACGATCCGAGTAATCGGAAGGTTATTGTTTGGCATCGAAGAGCCAGAAAAACAACGATGGCTGTAAATGAGATTATTAAGTGGGCCATTAATAATCCTAACAAGACTATCTGGTATGTAGCACCAAACTATAAGCAGGCTAAGAACATAGTTTGGCTTGACCCACAGATGCTCTTTAAATATCTACCTAAAGACTTGATAGCTAAACGCAATGAGGTAGAGTTATCAGTTAGGTTGGTTAACGGAACAAGTATCTTGCTTAAAGGCGTCGATGATCCAGAAACATTAAGAGGACAAAACGTAGACTTTGTCTTATTTGATGAGTATGGTGATATTGCCGCTCGGTGGGGAGATATGGTTTGGGAGCAGATTATTAGACCAATCCTAGAAGCTAATCATGGTATTGCTTGGTTCTTAGGAACTCCTAAAGGACAGAATCATTTTTATACCTTATTCCTTAAGGGAAAGAAATTAGATAATTGGCACTCTTGGTTATTGACTGCTAATGATAGTAATATCTTTAACAAAGAGGACTTAGAGCAGTTAAGACAATCAATGCCTGAGGCGTATTTCCGACAGGAGTTTATGTGTGATTTTGTCGAAAGTGCTACCTCGTTATTCAAAAGGGTTGATCAGAATATTTACGAAGGAAACCCAAATGATTTAGAAACAGATATCTTCCAGATAGGTGTAGACTTGGCTAAATATCAAGACTGGACTGTTATTACGCCATTAAATCTAATGACTTACAAGGTTGGTAGAATCATTAGAACAAACAGGGTAGATTATACAACACAGAAAGCGATGATTAAAGCGGAAAGCCTTGATAAACATAATGCTAGGGTAATGCTCGATAGTACTGGGGTTGGTGATCCGGTACTAGATGATTTACAAAATGATAAGGTAAATGTTGAGGGATATAAGTTTACTGAAACCAGCAGGAAGGAATTATTGGCAAATTTAGTTATTTTATTTGAACAGGATAAGATTAAAATACCTAGATTTGACCCATTGATTATGGAGTTAAAAGCGTTTCAGTATGTTTTGAAAGGAAATAAGATTAGGGAAGAAGTGCCAGAAGGAATGACCGATGATTGTGTAATGTCTTTAGCTCTAGCTTGCTGGAATACTAATAGATTACCAAGGAAAGAAGTACCTAAAGAGCTACAAGCTATTTTCAAAGAAGTTAATTACGATAATAATCAATTTAAAAATCCATTTCATTATGATTAAATTAATTGGCAGGAGATTATTAATCAAAAGGTTTTCTGAGAAGCAAAAGCTTCAAGATGAATTAAATGCTAAGGGAACAGGACTTATTATCAAGGTTGATGATGATAAGGAAAGAAAGGCTGTAGAGGCAGGAGAAATAGTTGATGTCGGTAGTGAAATGACTAAGTGGCAACCAACAATAGGACAGAAAATATATTTTAATGCTTGGGCAGGAGATGAAATTACTCATGAAAACAAGACTTATTTGATTGTTCACGAGGATGACATTCTGGCAGTTTATAACTAAATAATATGCCTTATAAAAAAACAGAACCAAAAGATGATATGACCAAGAAGTCTAATCTTTTGCTTAAAGAGAAAGACAAAGAGATTGTTGACCATATTTTAGAAAAACTTGAACACTTTAAGGAACAATCTCAAGAAATAAGAAATACATGGGGTGAATGTTATGATGCTTATACGGCCACTATCGACAATGATGACAATCCTTATGTTAGCAATTTATTCCTTCCTAAGACACATTCAGGCGTTGAATTATTAACTGCGTTTTTAGCCGGTAAGACACAGGTGGTTAGAGCTAAACCTGCTGGCCCTGGTGATGCTAAAAAGGCACTTCCAATTCAGCGTCTTTTATCTTATCAGTGGCAAAAGGTATTAAGGGCCAGAGATAAAGTTGTTACTTGGGTAAAACAATCAGTCTTATTCGGTACTGCCTTTATGAAGGTTGGCTGGATTGATGAAAAGGACAAGAAATATGATGATCCGTTTATTGAAGTGGCTGATGTTAATGAGATTTATCTAGATTATTTTATCAAAGACATTCAGGAACAAGAATGCGTTATTCACGAGATTAAAACCACTAAGGAAAGGATAAAGAACAATGCTTTATATAAAACTAGCGAGAATATTGAGTTATTAGAACAACAGGTGATAGATAATCCTAACTTTGACGATAACTCAAACTATAACGAGAACAATGTGATTCTTTATGAGTATTGGTCAAAGGATAAGATTTATGCTATTGCTCAAGGGCCACAGGGTTATGTTTTATTAAGAAATGAGGAGAACCCTTATGGCTTTATTCCATTTGTTAAGTTGATTTATAAGACCTCACCCTTGAACAACAGGGTTTATGGCATTGGGGCTGTTGAGCCATCACTGAATATTCAAGATGCTTATAACAAGGTGGTTAATCAGATGTTTGATAACATCACTTTGGTTAATAATCCGATGTGGGTAGTGAGACGAGGGGCTAATGTTAACCCTCAAGACTTAGTAGCTAAGGGAGGAGGAATGATTACTGTAAGCGATGTTAATGCTGATGTTAGGCAATTTCCTCCACAAGACATTAAACAGTCTATTGAATTACTGAGAAACCTGTTAGACAATGAGTTTCAGCAAGCGTCGGGTGCAATTAATTTGTTAAGGTCAATGGGTGATAGTGGCACAGCTACCGAGGCGGCCTTAGAGCAACAGAACGCTATGAGTGCTATAACGATTGTTCAAGAGAATATTAGAGAGGCTTTGTCAGAGCTTGGTCAGATGTTGGTCAAGGTTAATCAGGAAAATATGACTACCAATAAGACAATCAAGCTAATGGAAATGGGAGATAGTGATATTTGGAAAGAGGTTACTCCAGACGAGATTGATGGTAAGTTTGATGTTGATATTGATGTTGACACTACCACTACAGCTAACAGATATTTAATGGCTAAATACTTGCTCCAGTTCTTGGGTATTGTTTCACAGAACCCTGAAGCTATACAGAAATATGATTTAATTAAACTTTATGATAAGTGGATGGAGTTTATTGGCATGAATGATGTAGATGAGCTTAAGAGGCAGGCATTACCAATGATGAATCAGCCACAGGCAGGGGGAGGTCAAATGCCAATAGCCAATCAACAACCAGAGAACGTTGGCCCACTGGCTGAGACTATGGGGGTTAATCAAGAAACAGTGGGAGCTAATCAACCACCAAATATTAGTATTTAATTATATGCCGTGGAGCGTTAAAAAAGGAAAAGGAAGTAGGCCGTGGAAGATAGTTAAAAATACTACTGGTAAGGTAGTGGGAACGTCTACTTCAAGGAGAAAAGCATTAAGCTCTATCAGGGCAAGATATGCCGCTGAAGGAGCAAAGACAGGTCGTAAATATGCCGTATAACAAAGAGGAATTTGAACAAAATGAGCAAATAAAAAAGGACAAGGCATTTGCCGTGGATGGTTTGTTTAATTCTAGCGGATGGGCAATTTATCAAGAAATAAAGAACAATAAAATAAAAGAATTATTAGACATTAGGAATTGTCCTAAGAATATTAAATCAATGGAGGGAAGGATTGAGGCAATAAAGATTTTAGAAGCTATTGATGCCGAACTACAAGATCATATAAATCAAGTTAAATAAAGAGGTCGCCTCTCTATAAAAAGGCGAATTAGGTCTGACCGACCGTTAATACGTCAGGAGTCATACTCCCTAAAAAAATGTTTTATGTCATTACTAGATGGTGCACAAAGGGCTAGTGCCGATGAGGTTAAAGAAGCCTTATCAGCTGAAGGTGTTAATGCCGAAGCCCCTGTCTCTGATTCACCAACAGAGGAACCTCAAGAGCAACCCGTTGTCGAGGCTCAAGAAGCTCCCGAGGTCAAAGAAGAAGAGGTTGAACAACCAACCTACAAAGAGCCAACAATTCCTAAATATCGCTTTGACGAGGTCAATCAGGCCCGTAAAGAAGCGGAGCAGAAAGCTCGTAAGATTGAGGAATTGGAAGCAATGGGATATAGCGTAGATGAAATCAAAGAGTTTGTAAGAGAACAGATTAAGGGTAATCCTGAAGCGTTAGATGGCGTGAAGTTAAAAAAGACTTTGGCTTCTACTCAGCAACAGATTGCCCGGTTATCTGAGACCGTAGAGTTAAATGATTTCATCAGAACAAATCCAGATGCTGGTCAATTTCAAAACCAGCTAGCACGACTTAAAAAGGCTTATCCTGAGAAGAGTTTTAGCGAACTATATCAGGAAACATTTGAGCCTATTAAGGCAAGAATGAAACCTAAAGTCAGTGCTGAAACTGGACGTGGTTCTTCTACAACCATGAAATCTTCTGGAATATCTAATGATGATTTCAAGAAATTGTCTATGGATAAACAGAGTGAATACTTAAAAAAATTAGGATACTAAAGGTCGTGTGATAGAGTGGACAGGCTCATAAGAGAATACTATGGCTTAGTTTACCTAGGCCACTATAGAATACTATGTTTGTTAAAGGTCAAAAAGCGTGGAATAAAGGAAAGAAAATGTTAGATAAAACAAAGAAAAAGATAAGTATTAAAAAGATTGGTAAGACTGCATGGAATAAGGGGATAAAAAGATGGTGGAAAAGTCCAACTGAATTTAAGAACGGACAAACATGTGGGGAGAAAAACGTTAATTGGAAAGGAGGGAGAAGTCGTGGATATAAGACAGGATATTATTCATCTGAATATAAAAAGTGGAGATTGTCTGTATTTGAAAGAGATATGTGGAGATGTCAGGTGTGTGGACAAGTTGGTGGATATTTAACGGCTCACCACATAAAATCATTTGCATTTTATCCGGAATTAAGACTTGACCCCAACAACGGCATAACCCTTTGTGAAGAATGTCACAAGATGACAGATAATTATAAGGGGCGTGCTAAAAAGTGTTCTATTGACAAAAGCGGGCTAACTCGGTGAACCCTAAGACAATAATTTGTTATGGCAATACCGAACTAAATTGCTGAAAGGCATAAATGCGTAACGACTATATACCCGCCTCGAAAGAGATGATATAGTCTGAACTTATAGGAAACTATAAGATAACAACAATTGACCGGTACAACTACTACTGGTGCTCAACTACTTAAACAGTATTGGACAAATAGATTCCTTGAGACTTTGTACGATAAATTAGCTTTTACCGACATTGCAACCAAATTCCCTGTTCCTGCGAACAATGGTAAGGTTGTGTGGTATTACAAACTAAACAGAATTAGCCCTATTGGTTCTACTCCTACTGAAGGATCTGACCCAACTGGCCGAAGTGCTTCTGCTACCCGTATTTCAGCTACTTTAGCTGAGTATGCTAACATGTTCTTCATTTCTCGTTTAGCGATGGATACTTCTGTTGGTGGAACTAAAGAAGCCTTAATGAAAGAGCTCGGCGAAGATGCGGCTGGTTTAGTGAACTCCACTATTCAGACTGCAGCTTTAGGCGGAGGCACCG